CAAATTATATAATTTAGGCATAGCCTATAATTACCTAAAGTTTAATGTTATACTTTGCTCCGATATCATTGACTAATATTTTTGAATATTCTCTGCGCTTGTCGCGTTTCAACCATTGATTTTGCTTCCTTAAATCTAAATCTCTTGCTTCCCATTTTTTAATCAGTTTGCGGTTTCTAACGATTTCTAATTTGTAGTTTTGATTTGTTGGATCTTGCTTGGCAAGCTCTTTGTACTGATTCATTCTATCTCGGTATTCTCTAATGTTCCGTTCGTTTTTGTGATGTTCTGTTGTCGCAATATGCTTGTCCTTTTTAAAATAGCCATAAGATATTCCGAGTTCATTTTCCAACTTGTCTGCTGGTATTCCTAGTGCTTGTTCGATAGACACTGATATTTTTTTATGTCTACAATTAGGGCGCGTACCAAGATATATCGGTGGTCCTTCAACCTCTTGTACTGACATCATGTTTTTTGATGCTATAAAATCAGCTATCTTTTCTTTGCTTTCGGGTTTTAAATTAAAACTTTCCCAACGCGCATCATAGTAATATTGCCCTTGATAATCTTGATGGTCTTTTGCACAATCTTGCATCGTGTTGTATAAATAAAATACTATTCCTGCATTTGCACCATATTTGAGCTGTTTGCTGGCTACTTCGTTTGCCATGTTTGTTCGCACTGCCATTTCCATGTATGTTTTGTAACGAAACACTTTGCCATCTTGATAAACAACCTTTATCCCTTTTTCAATACCTAGTTTTGTCTGTTTATATATCGATTCTTTTAAAACATCAGATGACTCCAAGCGTTCAATTTTAGCAACAGAGCGATTGTAATTGTCCATTGCTGTATTAACCAGCAAACTACCTTTTTCGATGTTGCTTGATGCTTTGCTTCTTTCATACACGCCGATTATGTTTCTGCTGGCTTCTACAACTTTGCTCGCTGCCTTTTCGCCTCGCCGAACAATCTTGTCAATTTGTTTTTTTAGTTTGGCTTGATTGATAGGGTTCAAATGATATTGTTTCCATTTTTCCAAGTCTTTTGTTTGTTTATTAAGTTCCTTGTTCAGAGTAATGATAACATCATTTTCAATATTTGAATATACAACCCCGACATCTTGAGATATCACGTTTAGTTTTTCATTATCTACGGCATTTTGCAATTCTTCTTTCTTGCTTTTGATAATTTCGTCATTCATTTACTACGCTCCGTCGCCTTGATAAACATCGTCATCTATACTATCTGGTTCACTCGACGCTTTAAGGCTGTCTAAATATGTCGTGATGTAATCTATCATTTCTTTTTGTTCTACCTCATTCATTTCTGGAAAAACAATTTCAACATATTTGCTTGGAGATATTCCCCCTTGTGCAAGCCCAGGTAAGTAATGATCAATAAGACTATATTTTAAGTTTTCATTGATAAATTTTTTCGCATCATCTTCCGACTGCGCATACCATTTTTGCCTAAATTCAACAACTGACATCAACCCAGCTGCTACATTAGTGCGGTCGCGTGCCATTTCTGTGTCTTTATCCTCGAAAACAGAATCATCAAATCGTATATTGATGTCTTTATCTTGCAGTTTCGGAAATTCATCGGGTGTGTACATTGTTGCTACTTGCAATAATGTTTTAATGAAACCCCTTAACGCTTTTTCTAAAACGATCTCATGCTTTTTAATTGTGGTAAATAATTGTGATTGCATACTAACAACTGCTGTTGCTGTCATTACGCGTCCCTCACCAGCACCACCCATTCCTAAAGAATAATGGTTTTTGCCGAATCCCATTTTAACCGATGCGATGTTTAGTTCTTCATTAATTCCATCAATATATGCTTGGTAACGTATTTCATCATTTGATGTGCTAATTAACGGTTTCCCGTCATCGCTTCTTGGCAAATTATAGAAGACGATGTCGTTGGTGTCAAACACTCTAACCACCTTTACATTGCCACTACCATCAGTTGATGGAACTACTTGTGTTAAATCCGAACTTACAAATATACGCTTTTTGGCTAGTGTATATTCCGTGTCGAATGCATCGTATTTATTGTCGATTGCTTTTAAAGTGTCAATTGAATTGGCAAATAATGAGATTGGCAAGTCGCTATCAATGTCAAGATTATTAGCAAGGTTAAGCTGTATAATCATATACCACGGTGTAGATGTGTTTGCTTGAAATATGCTTATCTCTGCTTTTATAACTTTCTCATTTCTTGAATATTGCCGCTCGGTGTGTATTTCGTACAACCCTTGCTCGTTTTTTAAATGATATATTACGTCAGTGTAATTTGTGCTTTTAATGTAAAACGCGCACTCGGTTATCTCACCATTTTCTATCGTGATTGGGTAAATGTTTTTTGCATTAATTCCCGATATTTTAATGATGCCCTTTTTGCTTGTCATATTTCCTGCACTATCAATCGGGATGCCAGTAACCGATATTGCAAGTGCTGACATTGACAATGCTGCTGCCATTTCCGTATATTTGTTGAGTAAATACCAAAAATTGTTGGTGTTTAAAATGTTGTCTAGTTTTTCCTTTTGCTCTTTTGGCACTATAATATCACATTTTTCGTTTGCTAATAAGTTTGCTATATCTTCACATACTTTTTTACCAAAGTTCATTTGTTTTTTGTAAAATGTTTTATATTCCCCGTTTTGATAAATAGTATATTTGTGAAAATCTGGGTCGTACCCATTATACCACATTTCCCACAACGGCAAATATTCTGATTGTGATTCACAATTTCTATTTAATTTGCCAACATAGGCCTTAATTCTTCCTTGTACATCCATTATTTATATTTCCTTTCTGTTTTTTAACCAACCTCAATTAACATCCGCATATCTTCTTCTAACGAATATTCCATCGCGTCTAGCACATCAACGGGGTTTTTGAACCCTACAATGTCTAACCTCTCGTCTGGTTTATTTGGATCCCAACTTGCGTTTGAAAGTGCATCAACCATAACATCTTTACATCTTTCGCATATTTTTAATCGCTTCGAACTTGCTAAACGATTGATAAATCTAATCCGATTTATTATCGATGATTTGATTGCGTTTAATATTGTTGTTGGCAGCGCATTGTTGGCTTGTGCCATCCTCAAACCCCGAATAAGGATTTGCTCTGCACTATCACACCTTGTGATGAAAAACAACTTGTAATAATCAAAGACTTCATGACAAAATTGTATGTACTCACTTTCTAATGCAATTGGATTTAATTCTCTTGTTATTTTTTTGGCAAAAAGTATAACCACTTCTTCGTAGTTTTTTGTGATCCCAGTTGCCACAAATGTAGTGGATGATAAACTACCACCAAAGTCAACACCAACAGTTATTTTTATAATTTCATTTTTCTTGTAATCGTCCTTGACAATAAACTCTTTTGTGTTGTTGGCAAAATACTCATAGCATAGCCCTTGAGCAATACAACGCTCACCCAGAATATCTCTGCGATACCAAAGCGACCCGACTTCATACGTTTGCATAATTTCTTCTAACCGCTCGGGTGTGATTGACAAATTGTCCATTATTGTAAAATGCTGATAATTATACCCTCCTAGATAATTTATTATTTTGTATTTATCTACGTAATTAGAATATATAGGGTGAGTAGGCGCACAAGGGTTAAAGTCCCATAATATTTTGCTTTCGATTGATGCTAGTTGCCTGCCCAGTGCTGTCTTGATAAAACTAATCCTTGAATCATCGCTATCAAAATGTAAGTTTATTTCAGTCGCTATCCATAGGCCATATGAATTACCTAGTATTTTTTTGTAGCTGTCTGCTTTGCCTCCGCCAGCAAATATAAGTATCTTCTCTCCCGTTAAGGTGTTAATATACAATGCTTCATTATCTTTGTATTTCCCCCACCTACATCTGCCTCTAAATAAGTGCTCAAGTCCATAACCGTTAGAGTCTCCAATGTTTAATTTTGCGTTAGCAATTGTTGATCCTGTTGCTAAATGCAGTTTGTCAGGACAACGCTCTAAAAAGTCACAAGCTATTATACAGTTAGCAATTGTTTTACCACTTCTAACGGATCCCTCTGCAACGCTCATTTTTGATTTAAAACCTTTGTGAATATAATCTTTCCATTTTTTAGAAAATGGTTTCCATTTAATTGTTGCTTGGCGTGGTTGATATTGCAATGGCAATTGGTTAGGAATCATTTGCGTCATCATCGCTTATATCTCCTGGATCAATTTCATCGTCGTTGTATAACAATAATTGGCTCAATGGTTTTAAATCTTCGATTGTGCCTTGTGCTTTAATGTTGATCGTGTCTGGGTTCAAACAATAACGTTTGGCAAGCTCTTTGGCTGCTCGCAACCTATCTGCTGCTGTTGGATGCTTTTCAACAATTCGTGCTTCAGAAAATCCTCGCCCTATTCCCTCAACCACAATTTGCTCTTCTTTGATTTTACCTCGCATTACTTTTGTCAGGAACTCTAAGACCTCGTCAGCGCTTGCAATTTTCTTGTTCATTCGGCTTTCTGTATAGGCCCGAATCTCTTCTTCGAGTTTCTTCGCGTTTTCTTGTCCTATTGAATATGCCATTTTTTTTGAGTACCCAGCCTTTTCCGCTGCTTTAGTCATGTTCCCCAATTTCACATACTCAACAATAAATTTTTGCTGTTTGACAGTAAGTTTTGGCTTTTTATTTTTCCCTTTGCCACTTTTATTATTTAGTTTTTTTTTATTGTCTTCATTCATTAGGTTTTTTGCACCCCTTTTTATATAATACAATTATATATAATAATATTTGTTTAAATAATATATAAATATATATAGTAATACACACACATATATATATAATATATATTATTTATTTAGTATTTATATTTTTAATAATTTTAATAGATAAATTAAAAGAGCATATCACTGGAATATAATATGCTCTTAAACGAGAAAGGAGTATATATGGAAAGTTATATATTTGTTTACAATCTTTCACACTATTATTATAACACATAATTTTTAATATGTTGTGCCTTTGTGTGCGTTGTTTTAAATAATTTATTGATATTTTAAAAAAAAGAGATTTTTTAGGTCTCTTTTTGATGTTTCTAAAACTTTTTCATTATTTGTCATTATTCTTCATTCCCTTCTAAATAACCTAATTCTATTAGTAATTTTTTAACATCATCAATACTCATTTTTACTAGTTCGTTTAGAAATGCATTAAGCGACATGTTTAATTCTTCTGGTTCCATGTCTTTCCACCCTTTCCAAATGTTTGCATCATGATAATAATCTAACCCTATATGTGATTTATTGTTCATATCAACGTAATTAATCATAATGTTGTCAGGATAGCATTTATCAAATTTTTCATATTCTGCAAATGTAATTTCTATCATGCAAAGTTGTGAATTAGAATAAATTAGTATAGCATACTCATTAAAATAATCATCTCCTATAGCTATAGTGCCATCGCCGTTTGTAACAAAATAAAAATCATAATCTTCCATTTCAGATTCATTTTCAAAACTTTTAGTTTCGCCAAATCTGTCAATTAGATCTAATAATGTTTGCACTGCCAAATCTCCTTTTGAGACTTCTTTGCATGCTGTTAAAGTAAGTGATAATACTAATACAATACTTAATAATAATAATTTTTTAATTTGTTTCATTCTTATTTCCTTTCTCTAGTTTTTCTATTGCAAAATAATCTTTTGCCTTTTTTAATAAATATGAATTGTATGCTTTAAGAACAGCACTAGTAAACTCTAAACCCATATTTTCAGTGTCAAACTCATATTTTCCATCTTTAGTAATTTCAATAGTTAATACACCATACCCTATGTGTTCACAAGACCAATGAATTTCTATGCCTTGATACCATACCTCCTCACAGTTACTAATACGGTTGAAATTATATGGGCATATCTCTCTAATTGTTACTTTGTATTGTCTTTTCATTCTTCCACATCCTTATCTAATAACTCTTTTTCTAGTTCCTCCTCATTAAATGTTAATATATTTTCAACTTCATATAATTTGTCTATTATTTCTCGTTTTTCGCTATGTGGTAGAAAGTTATTATCAACACTTTTTATTTGTAATATGATGTTATGTAAAGATATTTTTATATCAATAAGTGGTGTCATTTCATCTCCCCTTTAGCACAATTATTTTTACTCGGTATTTTTGAATATGCTTCATCTAATAGTTTTCTCATTTCTTTGTTGCTTTCTCGTAAATCTTCAAGTTCGGTGAGGGCTTGTTCAATAACCTTAAACTCCTTAATGAAACCTTGCTTATTATACATACCATTAAAAATTTCTTTTAATGCTTCTTTTGGTGTCATTCTTCTTCCTCCTCCTCATCAAGTTCTTCCATACACATTTTAAGAGTACCATTACTATTAAATATTAATTTTATTTCTTCAGCTTCAATTTCATTGAATAATATTGATGAATTAACATCCATTTCAGCACATCGATTACCTATTTTAATATAATATTTATCTCTATACTTAAAATACATTCCATTTTTAATTATTTTTTTGTCTATCATTTTCTTCCACCTTTACTCGAAGTTTGCTGCTTCTCTTAATTTAGATCTAACCACTCTCGATACTTTACGCACCCAATCGTACGTGTAATGCGTTTCATCAGCTATTTCTCTCAATGTTTTTTTATGATTATTATTTTTCATTACATAACAATCTCTTAATATAATATATTCTAATGTATATTTATAATCTTTAACATTATTTATATAATCAGTTAATATATTATTTAATTTAATTATTATATTATTATCGTTTTCAATCATTTTTAATAATTGAGTTTTTTGAGTTTGCAAAACGGCAATGTAATTCAAAACTTCAATATCGGACATTTTATAGTTTGATCCTTGCACCATAACATTATCAAACGATGGAGACACATACTTCATGTTTGGTTTTGATATCAACTTTTCTAGTTCGTTTTCTACGATTACCAATCGCGACTTGTTATTCAAAAGTCTTTTTTCAATCATTACATATTGTTCATACATAGTTTTGGTTTTGTTCCTTTCTTTGGTGTTTTTTTAAGGTCATTAATATTTCTATGTTACCTTCAAGGTAAAATATTTTTTCTTTCCATTCTAAAAACTTAATGACTGTTAATTTATCTGTTTTTACATTGTGCAATCTATGCCCAGACATTAAATGGTGAACTTTTTTTGATGTTTTATATAGGTTTTCTTTACTAAAATTATTGTGGTCGTCATCTAAAAATAATACGCACTCATCGTCCTTTAGTTTGACATTATGATATTGCTCATAAAGGTATCTATGCTTTAATGTAAAATTCTTCTTAAAATCATTCGTTTAATACTTGTTTCATAAACCATTTGACTAATTTTTAACATATTACTTACCTTCTCTTTCTTGTTTGTCAATAAATGCTGGTATTTGTTCACATTGTTTAACTACTGCATCGGCGATCGCTTGTTCAAACTCATCGTTTGTTTTTAATTTTTCTAACACTCGCTCCATTTTTCTTTTCCTTTCCTGTTCTCTTTTTACACTTCTTCAATCTGCACTACTAACATCTCTTGCTCATGATAAACTTTTCGAACGTTAATTTCTACCACTTGCGAATCGTCTTCATAGGCAATTTTATTCAGCGCATCCATGACTGCCTTTGCTATGTTGTCAATATCTGGCTTTTTAATGCACTTGATTTTGTTGTCCAAACACTCAATTTGCTTCTTTTTTGAAACCGAAGTCGGGGGTGTAAACCCTGCCATAATTGAGATTGACACCCCTTTTGGTTTATTGATTATTTCCCCTCCTGCTTGAATGAATGATAACTTGATTAAGTTCTCGTAATTTGCTGTGGTATCAGGTGTGTAAGTTTGCACAAATTGCCCTCTACGAACAAATCTAGGTCGCCCTTTGCCACATATTTTGCCTTTAACTTCAAATTGCATTCCCATCACCTTTTTCCTTGCATATTCTTTCGTTTATGTCTCGCTTTAGCGTTCGTAACTCTCCTAACGTTAAGTTCTCTAGCTTGTCTATTACTCGCTGTTTAGAATTCACGCCTTCTCGTTTTAACTCGTTAATTATTAGTTGGATTGTCATACTATTTCTCGCACCACTTATTAAAGTCTTTAATATCTATTTTCCCATATTTATCTCTGTAATAATCTAGTAATAAATGATTATTCTTTGAAGTCCTTAATACTGTTAAAAATGCAATTTGTTCATTTGATAATGGCAGGTCATTTTCTACTTCAAGTTGTTTTATAATATGGTCTAAATATTCTATACACCCTTTAGTTGAAGAATAATATTCAATAGTTCTATTCATTTATATATCACCTTCCCATTATTCTTTTACATCGTTCACAAATCATAAAATCAACTTGCCCTACTTTGCAAGGATAAAGTTTATCAACCTTTATTCCGCACATGCCACATTTACCAGTCTTGTTTTTGTTGCCTAACTTGATTGGTTTTGGCTCGCTAAATAATTCTTTTACATATTCTTCAAAATCTTTTTTCATACTTCATTCCTAAAATGGCAAGTCATCATCTGATACACTAGTTTTGCCTGGAACATTTGGAAATGGCTCTGTTGATTTCGGCATATAATCGTAAGGCGATTTTTCCTCTGTCTTTGATGATGGAATTGAAGAAGGTGCTTGATCGTAGCTGTTATCTTCGGTTACTTCTGCGTTACTGCTTTCTTTGTTACCAACAAACTCAATGCTGTTAACTTGCACTTTCATCCCATAGTGTTTCACCCCTTTGCTGTCTTCGTAATTATTGTTTTTAATCTCGCCATAAACGCATACTTGAGAACCTTTGTTGAGATATTTTGCCATGATCTCGGCTGTTTTACCCCACGCTGTGCAGCTGATGAAGTCAGCTTTTCCTTTAACTTTTGTATTAACGGCTAGTGTAAAATCTAATTTTTGTTTGTCACCAGCGTTTACTAGTTCTGGTTCTTTGACTAGCCTACCAATTAACGTTACTTGATTCATCTATTCCACCTCCCTGATGACTGCAAATTCATATTCGTATGTTGGCTCTATCTTTTGTTCGTATTCGCCACGATCGTAAATTACAGCTAGGTGTGTCCCTAAATCTTTGACTTCTTTGACTGTTCCATGTAAATTACATAAATAATCATTTTCTTGAAGTTCTTTTGCTTTTAGCAACAACGTTTGTTTCATGATTATTTCCTTTCTACTCTCTTTTTTTCAATCTCAAACAACACTTCTGGCCTTACCTTTTCCATTTTCTTTTGGTATGCAATTAGCGGTTTCATCCTCTTGTTTATATCCCTATTCCGTGCCTTAAGTTCATTTAGCGAATGTTCCACTTCTAGCCATTCGGCTGCAGCTTCTTCAACGTTTAATTTGCTAAAATCTTGAGCTAGTCGGTAACCTTTTTTACTAGAATATGAAATCACAGGGTGAAACTTTGAAATGTTTGATATTTCTTTTCTAACTGCCCTATCACTAAAACCTACGGCGTTTTGCAATTCTCCTCTTGTCACGGGTGTAGATATTTTTAATAAATCCAATAACGGCGACCAAAACTTTTGTTTATTCTCTTTTGTTTGTTTCAGTTTTAATGCTTTGTTCATTTTAGTTCTCCTTTTTCTTGTTCTTGTTCTTGTTTTTTTATTTGTCTTAAATCATTTTTAATATTTTTAATAACTCCCTTAAATGTAAGGTGCATTTGGTGTGTTGCAACCAAACAAATTGTCGTGTGATTAAGAGGACAATTTTTGCAATCAGGAAAATCATAGCATCTCTTATCTAGGTTCATGTTCTCTCCTTTAGCAAGTTCGTGGCTTGCTCCACTATTAAACACTTTATATTTTTGTTTTCTCTTGCCGAATATTCCAAAAAGTATGGCATAACTCTATCACTGATTTTGCCCGATTCAGCGCACTCAACCGCTGTCCAATAATCGCAACATCCCTTTGGTGTGTCTGGGAAATAACCTTTCTTTTCCATTTCATCTACTATCTTCATCAGATGCTCATTTCTAACTTTCTCGTACATTTTCACAATGTTCGCTATTGTTGGTGGATAGGTTGATGTTTTGATAATTTCCTTGACCGCCAAAGACATCAAATAACAATCGTATTCGACCAAGATAGTGACATATGAAAGATCGCTATCTTGATTGTTTTTGATTATTGGATATGCACCATCAATTAACTGTTTAATTGTCATCGCCTCTTTTTGAGTCATTATACATACCTTTCTGGCTCTTTACTGTTAAAGATGCCTAGTTTTGTATTTAGATCATTTACCTTTCTATCAACTTGTTCAGAAAGAGTTTCCGATTTTTTAGAAGCATCTAGATAATTACCTTCTAATATTTTGACAAAGTTGTTAGGTCTTATGCACCAATCGAAGTTAGCAGTCCAGGATTGTTTATTGTTACCACGTAGGAATGATGAGTTTTTAACTTGATCTATCATTTTGAAGATTGCTTCAACTCCATGTTCTTTAATTCTTGCGTGTAGATTTGATTTACGTTTATCTGTAATAGCTGTGATTTCTTTTAGTAATGAACGTTCATTCCAATACTTAAGAATAGAAGAATAATTGATAAGTGGTGTTTTTGTGTCAGTGTCAGCTGACATAGAAGATTTATCTTCTATATTCTTATCTAATCTAATCTTATCTATACTATTCTTATCTAATCTATTCTGTGTTACCACTTTGGCAACCAAATGGCAACCAACTTTATTTTTGCTTTCAAGAAGCGTGTATGAGCCATTATCTTTAACCCCTAATGCCTTTAATTCGTTTTGATAATTAGTTGTTTTATATCTATCTTTTCTTAACGTGTTGTGCATCCACCAGTGTTTGATTACTACTACACCGCTCTCGAATCTCAAAAGGAACTTTTTTCCCAACAGCGCGATTAAGTCATCAGAACTAGCGTGTGATTTGAACATTGCCAATTCTACTTGATTATTGAAACCATCATCATCTGCACCTTGATTAAGATGAAAATATAACGCTTGTGCTGAAGAAGATAATTTTATAAACTCATCATTATCGGTTACTTTTTTTGAAAACATTCTTTTTTCTGCCATTTATCATCACTCCTTATTTCGGACATACAACCACCATCGCGCCCGTTATTTCTTGTATTTTTCTTTTAAATTCTTGTTCGTTTGAATTTTTATCGCTCAAATGCATCAAATAGATTTCTTTTAGCTTACTTAAATCATTAGCTTTCAATAATTTGATACAATTTTGTAACGACATGTGTGCGTTAACTAACCGTTTATATTGTGTTTTCGTAACACTACCACTTGTATATCTACTTTGTAGCGTTGACTCGTCATAATTACACCCGATCATAATATAATCCAACGGTTCAAATACATTTTCTAGATACCTAGTATCTGTTGCAAAAAGCAACGTTTCTTCTGTTATCGTGCTTTTTAAAAGATACGCAAACGGTTCTTTAGCATCATGAAAAGCCTTGATTGGAATTATTCTAAAAGTTCCGATTGACTCCATTTTGTTTGGTTTCAAAATGTTTTTTTGATAATTGTAAATTCCAAAATCTAGACAATCGAATGTTCCTTTCGATGCGTAGATAGGCATCCATTTCGCTATTTTTTTAGCAAATTTAGCATGATCACCATGTTCGTGGGTGATAACGCACGCTTTAACGCTTGTAAGGTCTATTTTTTCTGTGATTCTATCTAGTTTGACTCCTGCCTCAATCAGGAGGATGGTAACGCCATCTGATATTAGATAAGCGTTACCAAAACTACTACTTGCTATTGGTATGATGTCCATTTTTAGTACCCTGGATCATCGTCAACTTGTTCGTTCGTCTTAAAATCTTCTGATGACGCTGTGGGTTGAATTTCTTGTTCTTCTTTTGGAAAACCTACTTTTTCACCCTTGTTAGCGTTCATCTCGATTTCCTTTTTTGTTTCAACAATTTCGGTTTCGGAAAAATCGAAGTGTTGATCTTCGTTTCTGATCATTGTTTCTGCTAATAGATCATCATCATTTGATGTTTGAGTAATCATTTTTACCAAGCGATTGATTACTGTTCTTTTGCAAAATTCACCTTCAAAGGTTTCATGCTCACGTCTGTTACTTGGGCTTGGATTTTTAGTCCAGGCTTCTAAAATTTCAGCCTTCGTCATCACAGCAGAGCGGATGTTTTCCCCTTGTTTTACTGTTGCATAGCACCCAACAATTTTTCCTTTCATCTTGTTTTCCCAAGATGTTTTGTGATCTAGAACCAATTCTTCCCTTAATGGTGTGTGCGTTAGGATTAGTTCGTCACCCTCATAAATTAACGTTGCAATAGGCTCATTTTCAATTCCCTTAAGCCTTTTCACAATCGCACATTTTCCAAAATATGAAGTAAACCATGATAGTTTATTTCCATAAACGATAAAGTATCCTTGCTTTTTAGCTGGATTTAATCCCATCACAGACATGTCAAGTAGAGAATTTGCAATTGATTCTTTGGTACAAACCTCTAATGCTGAACGGCCGTTTTTATCAACCGTTCCTTGAATAATTAACCACGCTGATGCAATAGCGTTTCCGACAGAATAATTAGCTGGTAGGTTTAATCTGCCATCTTTTGTTAATTGATTAACTCTGTTTGCGACTGAATCTGAGATGTTTTTCTCGAATTCGATAAGTTTTGATACTTCGTGTTTTTGATTTTGTAATACTTGATTTTCCATTTTTACTTTTCTCCTTTTTCTTTTGATTTTATTTTGTTTTCTAATTGTTTAATTATTCCAGAGCCATAATCATTTTCACAAATGGTTACAAACTCTTTAACAGTGTATTCGGCTTCCAAAGACAAGCCCTTCTTTTTTATAAACATTTCTCTTCCCATTTGGCAACTCCCCGTTAACAGATTGTGCCACTTGTAAAACTCATGACCTTTATACTTTTTATTTAGTTCAAATGTTTTCAAAAACTCACTAATCTTTTCATCAACATCTAAATTGCTGAACGCCTTTGCATTTACATCTGCTATTGCTTGTTCTTTTGTCTTTCCGTGGGCAAAATAGTTTCCACTTTTAGCGACATAGCAAGGTTCTAACGATAAATCCTCACCAACTATATACCCCTTAGCAATATTGCCAACTACATGTGTGATAATAGTTGGTATATTGTCAACACGATATACTTGCATATTGTCGATTTTATTAGGGAGGCCATCACCATAGCCATCGCCATCACCAGAGCCATCGCCGCCATCACCATAGCCAGAGCCATCACCATAGCCAGAGCCAGAGCCATTGCCATAGCCATAGCCATAGCCATAGCCATAGCCATCACCATAGCCAGAGCCATTGCCAGAGCCATTGCCAGAGCCATTGCCAGAGCCAGAGCCATAGCCATAGCCAGAGCCATAGCCAGAGCCAGAGCCATAGCCGTTAGTTTTGGACAAAAATAGTTCTATCTTGTCCATTCTTTAACACCCTCCAGTGATGTAATTGCTTTATCAGTACAAGGGATTATTGCGATAGCATCAGTAACAACAATACTACCAATTACTTTAGTAAACCTGCAATTATTAGGAGCACTTGTTCCATCATCTGCTAACTGCAAAGTGCTTGCTGCGCCATCATAGTAATGCAGCATTCTTACATTTTCAATTTTAACCAATTTCCCATCATTACTGATTTCAGTTGGCGTTCCAAAATACACTCCACTTCGGTCGCATCTAACAACACATTTTTTTCCTAATAATTCATTTAACATTTTTCTTTCTCCTTTTTTAGTTGTTTTTTAATATTTTCAATTCACTTAACGCTTCTTCGGGTATCCCATAAGGGTGCGATACTTCTCGGCTTTTGTTGTCGATTACGATTGCGTCATAACCGCCATAAAACTTATAAAGGTAATCGTTAAACTTACTTTCTTTATAACCTTTTTCTTTCAATTCTTGGTTTGTTAGTGGTGTTTTATAACACATATTACCCCTCCTGTTTCTCACCGTTTGCAAAAAATGTAAGAGTTTTATATTTTTCATCGGCGTATAATTTAATTTGTTGGCAATTAAGATCAATCATCCAATGCGTTACAGCCTCAGCGTTGTCAATAAAAATCGGCATCCTAACTTGGTATATCTCTTGTAATCCACTGATTATATCAAGCCCTGCTTGTATCTTGGCTCCTGTATTAACATCTGGGAATGGAACTCCATCCACAGTTGCAATACACGTGTCTTCGATAGTGCCTGCCAATTCATTTGTTTTTGATAATTTAAACTTTACTATTTTGAAAGGTCGATTGATTGAATCGGCTAAATATTGACCTTTAAACTCAATAAATTTGCCAATTAAAGTCATAAC